TCCAGTTTTAATGACAGGTGAGCCTGGGGTTGAAACTGATACGGGCCTGATAAAGATAGGGGATGGTCAATCTCCATGGAGTGCTCTCCCATATACAAGAGGTCCTATTGGACCTACTGGATCTTCCGGCTCCGCTGGAGCTACCGGATCTGCAGGTACTGCTGGAGCAACTGGCTCAACCGGATCTACAGGTCCTATTGGACCTACTGGATCTTCTGGCTCCGCTGGATCAACTGGTGCTATCGGACCAGCAGGAGTCACGGGACCTACTGGTACTAGTACTACCAGTTATAAAGTGTATTCGGCTTTATTAACACAAACTGGAGGAAGTAATGTATCACCCATTTATGGTAATGACCCAGACCCGCTAGTTGTAGGTGTCACCTATGAAATATTGGATAATACCGATGCTGATTTTACAAATGTTGGTGCACCTAATAATAATGTTGGTACTTTCTTTGTTGCAACGGGAACCACTCCAACGGCATGGGGAAATTCAGTAATACAATATAACCTAGGAGCTCCAGTAGCAATAGTGCTAGAAAATACTATTGGAAATGTATGGTGGACTTATGATTCTGCTGGAGCATATTATTTAAATTCAGCTGCTTTGTTTACAGGTACAGCTCCTCTAATCGTTGAACCTATGGGAGTTGGTGGTGTTATAAATTTTACTGTAGCTTGGGGAAGTTATTATGGTTATGAAAAAGTTAATAGTAGTCAAATAGTTATAACAACAGGAATACCAGGTTCAGGTAGGGAAGATAGTTTGTTATTTAATCAATTTATAGAAGTAAGAATGTATAATTAAAATTTTAAATGCCATATAGAATACTACTAAGAAGGGATAGTGCAATAAAATGGCTGGATAATAATCCAGTTTTAATGACAGGTGAGCCTGGGGTTGAAACTGATACGGGCCTGATAAAGATAGGGGATGGTCAATCTCCATGGAGTGCTCTCCCATATACAAGAGGTCCTATTGGACCTACTGGATCTTCTGGCTCAACGGGAACTACAGGAAGGACTGGTGCTACTGGCTCGACAGGTGCTACAGGATCTACAGGAGCTACAGGAAGGACTGGTGCTACTGGCTCAACTGGTGCTATCGGACCAACAGGAGTCACGGGACCTACTGGTACTTTTGTTCCCAGTTATAAAGTGTATACAGCTTTATTAACACAGAGTGGTTCAAGTGGACAGGATAGTATAAATACAGGAAATTTAACTATAGGAGTAACTTATTATATAGATGATAATTCTGGAGGAGCTGATTTTACAAATGTAGGTGCACCAAGTAATACACCAGGGATATACTTTGTTGCAACTGGTACCACTCCTATTTGGGGAACAGGTGGTTCTAATTTAACATATGATACAGGAGCTCCAGTAGCAATAGTGCTAGAAAATACTATTGGAGATGTATGGTGGACTTGTGGAGCTGATGGAAGATACTACCTAAATTCATATGCTTTATTTACCGGTACAGTTCCTCTAATCGTTAAACCTATGGGAGTTGGTGGTGTTATAAATTTTGATGTAGCTTGGAGAAGTTATTATGGGTATAAGAAAAATAGCAGTAGTGAAATACTTATAACAACAGGAATACCAGGAATAGGTAGGGGTAACGATTATTTATTTAATCAATTTATAGAAATCGTAATGTATAATTAATTTTCAAATCTCATTAAATACAGAGTTACTATTTTTTAATCCCGAAATTTTACCATATAATTGTGTAAAATTATAAACCCAAATTTTAATTTATGGCAGCATTCGAAGACGATAAAGATGACGATATGCCTAGCTACTCAGCTAAGTCAGGCACTAAAACACCAGCTCTTGATATGTTCTCTAGAGATCTCACAGAGATGGCAGCTAAAGGAGAGCTAGATCCTATCATTGGTAGAGAACCAGAGATAGAGAGGGTTTCTCAAATTCTGTCCCGAAGGAAGAAGAATAATCCAGTTCTAATCGGAGAACCAGGTGTGGGTAAATCTGCTATTGCGGAGGGTCTAGCACTTAGGATTATACAGAGAAAAGTTTCAAGAGGCCTTTTAAATAAGAGACTTCTAAGTTTAGATCTTGGATCAATGGTGGCAGGAACTAAATATCGGGGTCAGTTTGAAGAAAGGATTAAAGCAATTCTAGAGGAGCTAAGAGCCAATAAAAATATTATTATTTTTATAGATGAGCTTCACACGATCGTAGGAGCGGGAGGAGCATCAGGATCTTTAGATGCTGCTAACATGTTTAAACCACCCTTAGCCAGAGGAGAAATTCAATGTATAGGTGCAACAACCTTAAATGAATATCGTGAGAATATAGAGAAGGATGGAGCTCTAGAAAGAAGATTCCAGAAGGTGTCAGTAGAACCACCTGATGTTGAAACAACTCTTAGAATTCTTAACAATGTTAAATCTAAGTATGAGGAGCATCACAATGTTAAGTATACCGATGATGCTATAACCAACTGCGTGAAATTAACAGAGAGGTATATTACCGATAGGAATTTCCCAGATAAGGCTTTAGATGCTTTAGATGAGGCTGGAAGTCGAACTCAATTAAGCGACGTTAAAGTTCCAGAGACAATCCAAAATCTAGAGAAGAATTTAGAGAAGATCCAAGAAGATAAAAAGGTTGCTGTCAATAAGCAAGACTATGAGGCTGCAGCTAAACATAGAGACAATGAAAGAAAAATTAGGCTTTCTTTAGAGGTTGAAACTAAGGAGTGGGAAAGAAAGATGAAGGAGAGAAAGAAAACTGTAGATGGAGAAAAGGTTGCAGAGGTTGTTTCTATGATGTCAGGTGTTCCTCTTAAAAAAGTAACACAGGCAGAAACTGAGAGATTAGCAAACATAGAAACAGATCTAAACTCTAAAGTTATAGGACAAACACATGCCATAGAAAAGATCTCAAGAGCAATTAGGAGAAACCGAATGGGATTAAAGGATCCAAATAAACCGATTGGCTCATTTATGTTTCTTGGACCTACAGGTGTAGGTAAAACACAGTTAGCTAAAGAGTTAGCTAAGATAATGTTCGGGGATCAAGATGCTATTATCAGAGTTGATATGAGCGAGTTCAGTGAGAAATTCGACGTTACCAAACTCACAGGTGCACCCCCAGGATATGTTGGGCATCAAGAGGGAGGACAGCTAACTGAGAAGGTTAGGAGAAAGCCGTATTCGATAGTTCTTTTCGACGAGGTAGAGAAAGCACATCCCGAGATTTTTAATAGTCTTCTACAGATACTTGACGAGGGATCTATCACAGATGGTTTAGGAAGAAAAATCAACTTTAAGAACACCCTAATTATTTTAACATCGAATTTAGGTCAGAGAAAACTTCAGGATTTTGGAGGTGGGGTAGGATTTGCAACAAAAGCAAGCGCAGAGAGAATTGAAATGGAGAATGAGGTGATGCTTAAAAAGGAGCTACAGAAAATGTTCTCTCCAGAGTTTATTAATCGTTTAGACGATATAGTTTACTTTAAGAATCTTGAGAAAGATGACGTTATGAAAATACTAGAGGTCGAATTAACTAAAGTTATACCTAGATTGGAATCATTAGGCTATAAAGTGAAGATCTCTCAGGACCTAAAAGAAAAAATAGCTGAAGCTGGATTTGATCCAAAATATGGTGCTAGACCGATTAAAAGAATAGTTCAGAAATATATAGAGGATACACTGGCAGATCTAATGATCACTAGCAAAATAGAAGATGGTAGCACAGTTTCTTTATCGTATGATGAAGAGAAGGATAAGAATCTACAAACACCTGTTAAATCTAAGGTAACTAAAAAAAGAGGAATTAAATAATATGATCATCGTTGAAATAAAGGGCAAGACTAATATAGAGTCTGCCCTTAAAACTCTTAAGAACAAATTCATTAAATCTAAGATAGTTAAAGAACTTAACGAAAGAAAAACTTTTACAAAGAAGAGTGACGAAAAAAGAGCAAAGCTTAGGAAAGCTAAATACATTGAAAAGATAAGAAATACTTTTCCATTTCGTGATTAGTCAGTATTAGCTAAGCCATCTTTTTATTTTATCCATTGTGGTAGCAAATATACCTCTCTTCTCCCCTGATTTAACCCAAAGTATTTTAACCTTATTCATTTTGCTGAATGGTGTGGAATGAATTTTTTGATGTATACTATGGAATATGATAGGTTCGCCATCAACTATAGCTCCAACATATCCTAAGTGGGTATTAAATGTAAATCCGCCTCCGCTTTTTAGTGTGTTTCCTGGAACAAATTCAATCTTTTGACCAAGATCTTCTGGTGTCCAAGGAGATCCATTATCCTTTCTTCTAAAATAAGGAGAGGTTACTTTACCCCCTGTTCCCATATCGATTCTTCCGGTTGCACCTTCAAAGAAAGCCTTCGTGAAATTCTCGGAATCTTCATAATACATACCAACTATGTCATTAACATTTAGCATTGGCTTGATCTGAGCTTGCTGTGGAATTATTTTTTGAACAAGAGATTTAATTCTTCTTTCTGCTACCTTCTCTTTTGGGTTGGAGTTTATAAAGGTGAATATGCTAGCCATCTCAGATAGTACAGAAGAAGAGAGATTTTTAAAAGCATTAAATTCTATAAGGTCCTCGTCGATAGCTCTAGCATGCCAGGCATTGCCCTGTCTATTAACCCCTAATGCGCCAAGTTTATTGGAAACCCATTCTGCGCATCCTTCCTCCTTAACGGTGAAAAGAATATTTTCTTTACTCGAATCAATGTTTATATTATTACTTTTAAGCGTATCTGAGATTTGAACTTGCTTATACTTATCATTATTCGTAAATGACGTGTCTTTAATGGTCTTTACAAGTGTGGAAGAATCCGCACCTAATAACTTAGGTCTAGTGTTTATACCTACTATTCCATCCACAGCTAACCCATTTTTATCCTGGAATGTTTTAACAGCTAGATCTGTCTGATTCCCAAAATACCCTGTCGGAGAGGGTATGTTTAACAGGCCCAAATCTATTAACTTTTGTTGAACAGCAGAAACTTCATCTCCCTGGTCTCCGATTTGTATATCCTCATTAATAAACTCCGAGAAAGTTAAAGTCCTTTTCATATAATAATTTCTGGTTTTTTATCCTTTTGATTATATATCACAAAAAATAATCTTTATGGAAGCTAAAAATAAGAAAGATAACCCAGAAGCAACCTTAATTAAAGAAAATATTATGCTAAAGAGTAAAATAGCTTACTCGTTAGGATCTCTTGAAACTATAAATTATCTGCTAAAAAATGACGATCCAGTTATGCTTCATAAGAATTTAGAGCATTTAAGAAATACTGTGAATCGTGTTCTTGATGACCTTAAGAAGGATTTTTAATCAACCTTTACTATTTTTATCTTGCATCCTAGATGCCCTTCCATATCTTTAGCCAACCTTAAATTGTCCTCATCATCATCAAAAAAGATGAGATTTGTGTATCCATCCTCAACTAGATCTTTAATAGCTTGCTGTTTTCTCTGAGCTATAGTTCCCTCGTACGGGCAGGAGGGATCATTGATTGCTATAACTAAAGACGGGTGTATATCTATGCCATTATCTATAAAGAAGTTTCTAACTAGATCTTTGGAGCTTCTGGCAGTTAAAATGGAGACCGGTACTCCCCTTTTATAATAGTATATGAGCTTAGAGAAAATTGACTTTATGATCTGACCGCTTCTTAAAATTTCAGGATCTTCAAAGTCATCAAAATTAATAATATATTTACCGCTATTCTTAAATTTGTTAAATTCATCAGGGGTTAGTTCTTTAAGTACCCTTCCTGTTCTAGGACTAACTATTTTAGTTTTAGCATCAGTTTTAACAAGGGTATCATCAAGATCGAAAATGACAAGTCTATTCTTTTTTATATCCTTTAATTTAAATTCCATAGGTTTAAATTTTAACCCTAATTATTTTTGATCGATCACTTAATGCCTCCTCCTCAACTCTTTCATAAACCAAATTATTTAGGCCCTCACTTTTAGAAAGGGCTAAAGAATCCTTAGAATTATTAAAAACACCTAATTTACCTAGATTTCTACTATAAAGAGATTTATCTATTGGTCTATCATGATCTAAAGATTTATATCTGCACTGCTTTCTAAATGTATCCACACCATTAAGTTGGCATCTCATAAGAACATCATCGTCTTCAGCTCCCCAGCCCCAGTACTCATTAGCATACC